AACTACACTAGCATCATTGCAACGACGCAATGCCAACCGGAGCTAAATGATGACACCCTTCCAAACCCCCTTTGAACTGATGGATTCGGATCGCCTGCAAGGCGCAACTGATCTGTATCAAGTCTTGCTGACGCTCAAGCACGGATTTGGCAACGGTGAAAGCAAGTTGGGCTGCTACTCCATCACCAAGGCCGATGCCAAGCGTGCGGGCATGAAGTGGGATGCCGTTGTGAGCATGGTTGGCATTTTGGATTTGAAGATTACCAATCGCAATGGCCGTTGGGGTCATGTGATTACTAAGTAACCAACCCGCCTCCTTCGGGGGGCATCTTTGAAAGACAAGACATGAAACAAAAACTCATCGACATAGCCTTTGCCATCCTCACCGGCTTGATTGGCTGCGCCTTCCTTCTTTATGCGCTTGGTGCGCTTTGGGAGTAAGCATGAAAGACGATGGCGAATACCGCGTAGAGGTTAAGGTCAGGAACAACCTGATCCTGAGCGCAATGGAGGCTGCGGGCTACAAGAACGTCAATCAGTTGTGTGTAGCGGGCGGTTTTGCTCCTACGCATATCGGCGCGTTTGTGAATATGAAGTGGTCGCCATTGGCTGCTGATGGAGACTTGACCCCGACAGCAAAGCGTCTGTGCGACTTTCTTGGCGTGCTGCCTGAAGACCTTTGGACACCCGAGCAACTGATGTTTGTGCTGCCTGACAACAAGTCGCACTTTAACGTCGGGCATCGCGCCATGATGGAGATGCTTGCGCGTCACACGGGCGAGTTGTTAGAGCAGCCTGACATTGATGCAAACATTGAAAGCGATGATCGTAAGCGCATCATTTCCGAGATGCTCGACACGTTGTCGCCCACTGAAGCAAAAGTGCTGCGTTTGCGGTTTGGCATCGACTCCCCTGATGAGCAAACGCTTCCTCAGATTGCCGAGCTTTATCAACGCAGCAATGAACGCATCAGACAGATTGAGATGAAAGCCATCAGGCGATTGGGCGACAAGATACGCGGCCCAAAGCTGAAGCCTTATGCCCAAGTGCAGCCAAAGGTTGATTTTGACGCCATCAAGCAAGCGCACGAGCTTGCCAAGATGACGCCTGACGAACGCGCCGCGTGGGAAGAGGAACAAAACAAAAGGAAAACAGCATGAGATGGCTTACCGATTGGCTTGCCGCTGCATGGGCACTTGCCATCTTGCTTGTGATCTTCCTCGGGCCTTTTGTGTTGGTCGGAGTGTTGGTTAGCTACCTGTGGGGGCTGACATGATCGCCCTTCCCGAATGGATCGACCCTGAGGCTTGGGAAGGCTTCTGCGAAATGCGTAAGGCAATGAAGAAGATTCCCTTTACCGACCGCGCACAGAAGATGGTGCTGAAGTCTCTGTACGACCTACGCGCTGCCGGACATGACCCCAATGCTTCGCTTGACCAATCGACGCTGATGGGTTGGCGCGATGTCTTCCCGCCTAGAGCCAAGGAAATCCCCGTGATCAAGTCGCAAGCCGACGAGACAGCCCGATACCTTGCCGAGCAGGAAAGGCACCGTAGAGAGTCTAAAAACAGCCCTGCGCGTATCGCAGCCCTCCAAGCAATCCGACGAATCCAATGATCAAAGTCAACGCCATTTCTCAGGCGCAGCTAATCAAGCTGCTGCTCGACGGCACGCACACTTGCACCGAACTAGCCGAGGCAAGCGGTTTGCACTATGTGACCGTGCTGCACTATTGCCGGGAGCTACACAAAGCCGGTGCTGCACACATCCATATGTGGGAGAAAGACAGCCGAGGCAGGGACTTGCTCAAGGTCTACAAGTTGGGACAAGGCAAGGATGCCAAGCGCCGAAAGATGAGTGCGGCAGAGCGTCAGCAGAAGTACAGAGACAAGAAGAAGCACGCTCAGATGGTCCAAGTCACCACGGGGAACGGTGAGTACGAACCCCGCGCCAATGGCCGGGTTGGTTACAAGGTGGCATCGTGATTTCGTGCATGGGCGGGTGGTGCGACCGCAGAGAAAAGTGCCTGTACTACCAATACCCTTCTATCAATCATGTCGAGCGACTATGTGAGGACGGCAGCTATGACGCATTTGTATCGAGAGTTTCACTTACGCGACCTGAACGTGTGGAACACCTTTGTGGCCTTCGTGGGATCGAACGCGAAAGCAATGGCCGACGGGGGGACTCCCCTGCGGCTTATCGTCACCACCGCAGAGACAAAGAGGAATAGCGAACAGAACAAACGGTATTGGGGACTTGTCCTAAAGACCATCGCCGCGACCGCTTGGGTGCAGGGCAAGCAACACTCAGCCGATGTGTGGCACGAGTTCTTTGCTAGGAAGTTTGGCGTCTGTGAGGACGTGACGCTGCCCGACGGTGAGGTGGTCAGTCGGCGTAGAAGTACGACAGACATGAGCGTGTCGGAATTCACCACCTACATGAACGAAGTTGAGTCCTACGCCGTGCAGAGCTTGGGGGTGGTCTTTGAATAAGTATCCCTATGTCCGTAGTAAGCGCATCCTTGAGTTCTGCCGAACGCTGCGCTGTCAGTCTTGCGGGATCGACAACGGGACCATCGTGGCCGCGCACTCGAATCAAAGCATCCACGGCAAGGGTCGCGGGATCAAGGCTTCAGACCAGTACGTCGCAGCCCTTTGCTATGAGTGCCACTATGAGGTTGATCAGGGCCGTCTGTGCCGACAGACCAAACAGATGATTTGGAACGAAGCCCACGAGCGCACCAAGAGGCTTTTGCAGCTAGAAGGACTTTGGCCCGATGAGCAACCCTGAAGAACTATTCGCCCTGCACCTTCGCGCCATGCGGGTGATGCCACCGGTGCGAGAGTACAAGTTCCATCCCAAGCGCCGGTGGAGGCTCGACTTCGCGTGGCCTGATGATCTGATCGCCGTTGAGATTGAAGGCGGCGTGTGGACGGGTGGAAGACACACAACAGGCGTGGGCTTCACGCTTGACTGCGAGAAGTACGCCGAAGCGATCTGCCGGGGTTGGACGATCCTGCGGGTCACAAGTGGACAGGTCAGCAACGGACAGGCGATTGATTGGCTTGTTAGGGTTTTCACCCTTAAAACACGCTAACATCTGACGACAATAGAGCTTTTACGGGACTAAATGATGACGCTCTCACCTAACAAACAAAAGAACCCCCTTGGTTGGCCTTTCGGAGCCTTACCACCCAAGGTGCTGTCGCGCCTGCTTGCCGAGCAGAAACGCGACAAGATTGCCAAGGCTCCACCCGCACCCTTCTAAGTGAAAGACAAGACATGAAACAGATAGCACAAGCGTTGGTCAAGGCGCAAAAGGCATTCGCCCCTGCGCTGAAGACTTCCTCAAACCCCCACTTTAAAAGCCGATACGCCGACCTTGCCGCCTGCGTTGAGGCAGTCATCGATGCCTTGAACAACAACGGCATCGCCCTGATTCAGCAGACCCACGAATGTCAGGACGGGGTAATCGTGGAAACCGTCCTGCTGCACGAGTCCGGAGAGCAGATGACGGGTGGTAAATATCATGTGCCCGCCGCGAAGCAAGACCCGCAGGGGTATGGATCGGCCTTGACCTATGCCCGCCGATACTCGCTCATGGCCACCTGTGGCATCGCCCCTGAAGACGACGACGGGAATGCCGCTTCTAAGCGCCCTGACCCCGATTACGCCGCTTTTGAGCGTCAGTGGCTACCCATGCTCCAAGATGCCGCAATGGAAGGCGTGGCGGCCCTAAATAAGCAGTTTGCGGCTATGCCCAACACGGGACAGAAGCGTGCTTTGTGGGCAGCGCATGGGCCTTCCCTCAAGAACGCAGCGGAGAAGGCGGGGGCATGATCATGAAAACATATGACGGTGGGCCTGCATTCCCCCAAGAACGAACATTGCCTTGCGGGTCACATGAAGAATGCGAAGGGCTTTCGATGAGGGATTACTTTGCCGCAAAAGCATTGCAATCTTTTATGTTGGTGTACGGCCAAAACGAAGGTCATCTTACGGGCATGGACGACGACACCTTGGCACAAGCCGCATATTGCACGGCAGACGCAATGATTAAGGCAAGGGCGCAATGATGGAACAGAAGTCACCTGAATGGTTCGCCGCCCGCTTGGGCAAGGCCACCGCATCCCGTATTGCCGATGTAATGGCAAAGACGAAGACCGGCTACGGGGCTTCGCGTGAGAACTACCTGATGGAGCTTGCCTTAGAGCGCATCACCAATGCCCAAGCGCCGTCGTTTATGAACGCCGCGATGCAATGGGGTGTTGATCAGGAACCCGCAGCCCGGTCAGCTTATGAGTCCACAACAGGGAACTTCGTGACCGAGGTCGGGATGATTGAGCATCCCACGATCCCCATGTCCGGGGCGTCGCCTGACGGGTTTGTCGGGGAGGATGGGCTGATTGAGATCAAGTGCCCCGAGTCCAAGCAGCACCTGAAGAACCTGTCCACTCGCAAGCCTGATACGAAGTACGTCTATCAAATGCAGTGGCAGATGGCTTGCACGGGTCGGAAGTTCTGCGACTTCGTGAGCTATGACCCCCGCTTCCCTGACCACCTTCAACTGATGATTGTCAGGGTTGACCGCGATGACGCACTGATCGCGGACATTGAGAAGGAAGTGCGTTTGTTTCTAGATGAAGTGACCAAGATGGTCGAAAGGATTGCAGCATGATGAAGCTAATTGGAGTCGGTCGCATCGGTAAGGATGTGGAGTTGCGCTACACCGCAGGCGGCGAGCCTATGTGCAAACTTTCACTTGCGTGGAACTACGGCGCAAAGGATGAAGCCGGAAAGATGCCGTCCCAATGGGTCATTGCAACGCTATTCGGCAAACGCGCTGAGTCTCTTGCGCCTTATTTAAAGAAAGGTGTAAGCCTGTTCGTAGACCTAAAGGATGTTCACGTTAAGTTGTTGACGAATGAAGAAGGTAAACACAATCCGATGCTGACCGGCATCGTGGACAGCGTTGCCTTTGCAGGGGACAGACTCAAAGAGTCGCCGCCTTCCGGGTCAGGTCGCCGCCATGACCCCGCCAACAACCCTGAAACTTTTGACGATTCGATCCCCTTCTGACAATGAAATCATCACACTACAAGACACCCCGCACGATGGCCGAATGCGAGTTCGTGGTCGGTTACCCAATCATTGAGCAAGACAAGCCTAGCGAGTGGCGCATGGCCGCTGTTTGCATCGGCATCATCTTGGCAATCCTTTGGATATTCAAATGAGGCCGCTGTACGAAACAGAGTCCAACCTTGAGAAAGAGCGCAGCCTTGCGCTCTTTTTTGAGCAGACCTACGAATGCACGCTACGCAAGCTGCCGATCCGCTATCACCTCGACTTTGCGATTGAGCGAAGTGGGCAGATCGTCGGCTTTGTCGAAGTCAAAGTGAGAAACCACACTTTTGAGCAGATCAAAAAGATGGGTGGCTACAAACTCAGCTTTGCGAAGTGGTGCGCCGCCGAGCAGATGTGCCGCGTCAGTGGTTGTGCGTTTGTCCTTTTGATCGGCTTCACAGACCAAGTGCGCTATGCCCGCATCGACGACTTTCAGCATGATGGGCTTGTGTGGTGGGGCAGACAAGACAGGGGTGACGCTCAGGACATGGAGCCTGCCGTCGTGATTAGCAGCGAACGGTTTGTAATGGTGCGATGAACTACAAAAAACGAATAGACGAAACGCACAAAGTCGCTGATGTTTTGCTCAACAAAATCTACGACGAAGCAAAAGCCATTTGTCCTGACGATGACATCTCAAGGCTCAACCGCGAAATCGGTATGCTTCATGCAACCATCCGCAACCTGATGATTGACCTTGAGTTGTCCAAAGATGAAGTGCCCTGAGTGTGGTTTGTTTCTTCGCACCCTTGAGACAAGGAAGACAGAGCAATGGACACGAAGGTCGCGAATGTGCAAGAACAAGCACAAGGTCTTGACCCGTCAGAAGCCGGGACAGACCGAGACTATCGTGCGTCTGAGCAATTTCGTGCCGAGTGCGAAGCCCGCTACGTCCTGTCCAAACCCCTTGCAGAGCGTCGGGAGTATCTTCGCGGTGTGGAGGAACACCGAGGCATTGCAGGCCGCAAGTACCTTGAGCGAGTGATCCTGTCTGAGTGGCAAAAGAAAGCCCCCGCCAAGGGGGGCTAAGGCCGAGTCCATCCGACAAACTCAGCAGGAGAGAGGCAACTACGCAGTCATCATAGCGAGGTTGTTCTTGATGCGGTCATCGTTTGGCGCAAATCCCAATGCTTTTTTGCAATGCTCAAGCGCCTCGCCTTTCATGCCCAAGTGCCATGCCGCGATGCTTAGGTAGTCGTGAGGCTTTTCTGTCCACACGGCAGGGTCCATTGTGTATACAGCAGCTTTGTCCTTGATCTCAAGGGCTGTTCGACAAGCCGCATAGCACTCAGGCCAATTATGTGTTGAATAGGCCAACTCAGCCACCCGCACCCAAGGCTCTCGCGTATAGGGGGCTTCTGCCGTTGCCCTGCGTGCCCAAGTAAGTGCTTGCCAATAATCGCCCTTGGCCTGATATGCCTCCGACAGCAGGCGCATCGCGTAGCAACGTTCGTTCTGCCAAGTCGCTTGGGGCATCTTGAGGTAGTGATTGAGCCGGTCAATCGCCTCATCCCACAGGCGATAGAACGTCAGTTCCCGAGCAAAGTAAAAAGCATTCCGAGGGCAGTAAGGGTCTTCAGCAACTGCCATCCTAAGCAGCGGAAGATACTGTCCACGGCTCTTGGTCGGGTCGGGGTGGTGACTGACAAGCAATCGGTCGGTGTCGGCATAGACTTCTGTGATTCGGTTGTCGGGCACCGGGTATTCATGGACGGGGTGGTGCCATCGATAGCCGTGGCGTGCGTGAATCTTCTCGTACTTAAATCGGATGTTGTGGCCCCAGTCGAACATATAGCGCAGCCGGGTTGTCTCCCCGAGCTTCCACACCCGTTCGATTTCCTCGCGCCATCCCGGCTCTAGCACTTCGTCTAGGTCGAGACTGATGCACACATCAATGTCTTTGG